TGTGAAAGCACCATTATCCCACATTATAGATTGACCTATTTTTAAACAAACATCTGCGTCTCTTGCATCTGCAAAACTTACACAGAAATGTTTACCAGCCATACTATAAAGCTGTTCTTTAGGAGTTAGTGGTGTTCCATGATAATGAATCATGCTCCTGCTTCTTTTCTTGTTTTACAGGCTAAACAAAAACCACAAGCTATTTTTTTTCCCTCGTAACAACTGTAAGTTTGAGATAAATCCACGTTGTGTTTTTTTGCTAAATTTACAACTTCTGCTTTAGTCATATGTATTAATGGTGTAGATATTGATATAGGGTATTCAGCAGAATCAAATGTTTTTCTAAGATTGTTATAAAAGTTTGGTCGGCAGTCTGGAAATCTATCCCAATCAGACCAATTACTACCCATGTAAATTGTCGTTGCACCGATAGAACTAGCATAACTAGCACCTAAACACGCTATGGTTGCATTGCGACAGTTAAAAACAACATCATTGCTTTTAGTAATCAATGGTATTGATATAACTGTAAAAGGCAAACCAAAGTCATTAGCTATTTGTTCTGCATATTTTAATTCAATTTTATGTGGCTGTCCGTAGTCTATGCCAACACAAGCAACAGGATTGACAGCTATATGCAAGCACACACAACTATCAATCCCACCACTTAACATAACCACACTAGATCGTTTTTTCATCTCGTTTTCCTAGCCAATACCAAATAGCTACAGCAGCTATCATCTTACTGAGAAACATTGCCATTGTGCCTATAATTGTAAAATGGTTGATTATTAATAGAAATACTGCTGAGTCTATTGGTGTAGACAGCAAGCTAGATATTAATATTCTTTCTCTAAGTGATTTTTTACTCCACGTATAGTATGCCCAATCAACTAACTCACTTACTACAAAAGCCACAACTGAAGCTAATGCAACAAAAGGACTTGCCATAACATAACTTAAAACACCACCTATAGCCATAGCTCCTAGAACTTTATGTCCTATTTCCCTTTGTGCGTAATCTCTTAGTATAAAAACCAAACCAACTATAAGTGCCATAGGTGGATATTTTTCTTCTGATCCAAGCCATGTCATCTTAATCAATGGCACATACTCAAATCCTACGTTCACTAAAACCATTGTTATTATGTATAAAATTGTGAATTTAATTGCGTTCATTTTATTTATCCTCTTTTTTGTGACTAAATCTAGTGCCATTTCTAGCTGATCCATGCTTGTAATCGTGCTTTTGTGAATCAATAATAATGCCACCTAGATCAGATACTCCTGCATGGACTTGTGGAGATACAGGTTTGTAGCTTTTGACGTTTGCTTCTAGTTCATATTCTGCTACTGCTTTTGGGCAGTCCTCGAATACCATTACGGCATCTATCTCACTTGCGAATACAAACCATCTCTTACCAAACTTTTTACCTTTGACTTCTCCTGTTTGTAGTAAACGGATTAGTCTTTTTCTATTGCTTGGTGTATCTCCAAACATCAATTCGGTAGCTTCCTGTGTGGAATAGTATGATTTAGAATGGAATTTCATCATCAAGCTCGTCTTTTAGTGCTGATATAGGACTAGGCTTTGGTGGGTCTATTGATGCAGCAAGTGATCTCATCCCAGGTTGTGATACTCCATCAGATATACTATCTGTGTAGTTGCCTTGCACCACCTCTGATACGGCAAGACCAAATGTACCATCATCATTACCAAATAGTTTTACAGAATACTTAGCATCTTTTCTAAGATGTATGTCTGCTGGGGAGCCATCTTTATATGGTTTCCAATTAGAGTTACCATGTGTAGCCTTACCCTCTGAGTTAGGGTACAAGGTTATGTTCATAGTTTTTATGTATTTATTAGCCATTTGTTTTCCTTTCAAATTTATCTAAATATTTAACAAATATCTGAATTGCTTTCTTATACAAGTCAGGGTTATGTTCTTTCATTTCGTCTAAGGTAGTCTGTGAATCAGTGTAATAAGCATCTAATTGATCTTTAGTTCTTTTCTGCTCACACCAATGTTCAAAGTCAGGAACCTTTGCTTCGTGTCTTTCTCTCCTTTCTTCAGGTGTTGTTTCAGGTATTTTAATTTGTTTTGGTGGTAGGTCTTTAAAATTAATCTTAGGTTTTTCCACAGGCTTAGGTTCTTCTTTCATTGCTTCTGTCTTTCTGACAACTGCATCCATTTCATTTGCACTTGCATACTCGCCACCAGCCAATCCAAGACTAGATAAAGCTCTACCTATTGCAGATGTTTCAGCGTTCTCTAAGGCAGATGTAGTGTTGACCATGCCTTGTCCTCTGATTTCTTCTGCCATACCAGCACCTACTTTACGATTATCTTTGTCTGTGATAATAGCTTTGACAACAACTCGCTTGCCATCATTAACTAGTATCTCAGTATCAAGACCAAAGTCTGTGCCATGTATACGTCTAAAGGCTTCCATCCTGTGAACAACCTGTGTATAAAGTTTGCCACCTTTTTGTTTGACACCATGAGACTTGTGTAAGTCTGCGATAGTGTCCATAGTTTTTGCTAAGTTACTCATTTTTACCTCTTATCATTTTACTCAACATTTCCATAAGCACCTCGTTTTGCTGCGACACAACTCTGTGCTTATTCTCTAATTTAGCTATACGTTTCTCTAATAGATCTATAGCTTGTGCATGATACTGCTCAGTATCAGTCATTTGTTTTTGCCATTTATTGACTAATTCGTTTATCATTTATATCTCCTTAACAAAACCAAGTGATTTCATTTCATTTAAATGCCTATCAAGAGCCTGTGATTCATGTTGATGTTGTGCAATATCTTCGTCAGTTACAGATTTATGTAGATAATGTCTTGAACTCCACATCTTTTGTTGTTTTCTGCCACTCTCGCCTTTAACAGCACTTCCATCTACAATCACTAGTCCTTTATCTTTTAGTGCCTTGTAGCGTGCTGTAATCGTGCTGTATCGGTGTTGTGGTAGTGCATACTGCACCTGATCTGAAATACACCCTGTTTCGCCAAAAGAATCTATGACTTCCCACACTATCTTTTCCATTTGAGTTGCTTCTACTTTGTTAGCACTTTCATGGCTAGTGTAAGGATCGTTGTTTCGTCTTAATGTTATTGGATTTGTCATGTCAAATCTCCCATAGTTGTTTTGCTAGTTGTATTATTTTAGGTCCATGTCTTGCTGATAGTTGCACCATGTCAGGATTAACCATACCAGCTAGTGTTTTCCATGAACCTCTGCTTGCTTTTAGTAAGTTCTGAGTGACTAACCAAGAACGTACCATGTCATCATAAGCTCTTTGCAGACTTTCTTCTGTCATAAGCTCACAATTGGTTTCGTCTACTATGTTATAGCCTGATGCCGTAACAAATAACAAAGCTGGTTTCTCTCCTGTAGCTTTCCAATAGACTGCTTGTTGCATAACTTGTTGTGCAGATGGTTCTGTTTTAGGTTTAGGCACTCGCCAAGACCTAGTTCCATCTTTCTTTGGTGGGTTTCTCATAGGCAGAGAGCATTTTAAATCTATCTGTCTGCCGCCACCTGAGTAATCCTGATATAAAACTATTGGTACATCTATCTTAGGTTCAACAAATTGCTTCATTGATTCTCCCTCGATACGATTAACACCGGTAAAATATTGTTGTAGTCCGTCAACAGCGTGCTTAATCATCTCCGGTAAATGCTCACGGAACTCTTCGTATTCTTCTGCATCTTTGCCGTTATCCCATGTCCTAGGATTGTATCCTTGGTATTCTGTGAGTGCATATCTTACTGCTTCATTGATCTCCATTGACTCTTGGACACCTCTGATCGGACTGTAGTTATGTAATCCCATAGCACAATCAACACCTGTCTGTACTTTGATTCCTGATATTGGTCGTGATGCCATAGGAAAGCTCATGTTGTGTTCTTTTCTAAGGTAATGTTTCAGCACCATTTCATCTTTAGTAATGGTTCCGTTACTTGCACTTTCGTGTTTCATACCAAAGTCTATTCTGTAATCAGGTATCTCAGTCATGCTATCTCCTATACTATTTGTTACGATACTATTCTTTACAATCTTTACTGTCAACATATTATTTAATTATAATTGACAGATTGTCAACAACTAAATATCATAGCCATATGAAATTAATTGATTACATAAAGCAGAATAGACTTACACAAAATAAGTTTGCCATCAAATCAGGGTTAACTCGTTCAGCTATATGTAGGTTAGTGAAGTCAGAGAGATTTCCTAATCCTGACACAATGAACAAGATAGAGTTAGCTACCCTTGGTCAGGTAACTGCAAATGACTTTCTTAAACAGATGCAAGAAAGAATGATAGATGGCAGATAGTCGTAGGAAAGGAGCAACTTTTGAATTACAAGTTTGTAAACTCATCAAACAAAACCTCAACTATGATGCCAAGAGAAATATACAATCTCAGTATCAAGAAAAGGGTCAACCTGACATTGTTATTCCTGGCTGGTCTATTGAATGTAAAGCCTATCAAAAAGGAACTACTTACAAACAATCTTGGCTAGAGCAAACAAGAGAATCAGCTAAGCTTCTAGGTCTTACACCTGTTTTGATATACAAGTTTAACAACTGTCCAATAAAGTGTGTTATTTCTCTTGATGTTTTATCTAGGAACTTTAGTGCTGGGCATGACTTAGTTTGTGAGGTTGATATAGATACATGGTTTTATATTGTGAGGGAGAGAGATGGATAAGTTTGATTTATTACAAAAGACTGCTGAAGTTATACAAGACAGAGGGGAAGATTATGGCTCTATCATAGATAATCATACTCGCATTTCTCGTCTATGGTCTGTGTTGTTAGATACTGATGTTACACCTGAACAAGTAGCTCTTTGTATGATAGCCGTAAAACAAGCTAGACTTATGGAAACACCTGACCATACAGATAGTTGGCAAGATATTATTGGTTATGTAATGACAGGTTATGAGTGTGCCAATGCCAAAGACTGATTTCAAAATATTTAAAAAGCAAGCTCGTCTATCCAAAACAAAAGAAAAATATATAGATGTTTTGTTAGCTATGAATGTACTACCTCAATGCAATGAACCTATGGCAAGAATGACTTTAGAAGCCTATTGGGTGTACTATACAGAGCTATCAGATAGTGAAAGAAGAATGAGAGATGTAACTCGTTTTGTGCATGGTTATGTAAGCAAGAATATCCAAGATAAATTATTTTCTTGACAGGTTTTTTCTCGTTTGTATAATCAGCTATGCTGACTAAGCAAAGCCGTATGGCAACGATCAAAACATAGTTTATGTATCTTAGCTTAGATGAATGTAAACTATAAAAATTAAAAAAAATATTAGAGTTTGTAATATAGTATAACTATTAACATATCTATGCACTGCTATAGCAGTGCATATATAGAGATTTCTCTTTTATTTTTCGTCTTGATATATTCTATTAGTTAAAATAGAAACTGTTTTGCTTATTGGTCTCTGTCCTGACTCGTAATAACTTATCATTCTTATTGTTATTCCAAGTAAATTTGCGAACTCGTTTTGCGTATATTGTAATTGAGTTCTAATAGTTTTAAATTGCTCTTTCGTCATTTGCATGGTAATTTCTCCTTACCTTTGCTAGGTTAGGGCGTTGCATCTGTCATGTATGCAACGCCTTTTATTTTAGTATTTTATTTGACCTGTTTTATATTTATAGGTTCTTATCTCTTTTTGTATTTTGTTTATTTTATCAATAAAGAAATCTTCTTTAATTGATTTGTGACTAGCTATTGAATTAATTAGCTCATCAATAGAGATTTTTATTCTAGGATATAATTCCTGGTATCTATTATTTGTCATGTTATTGTCTTCCTCTTTGCTAGTTATGGCATTAGTGCCGTTTTAAGAGCCGTGTAGCTCTGTTAATGTATAAGCTGGTACAAAACCAGCCTATACAATTCTTTGTTAGCTAAATATTATTAGTATGAATATTGCATAGCCAAATATAGTGAATAAAAATAATAATTCTATTAGGCTAGTTGCTATTAATTTAAATATGTTTTTCATGTTTAATGATCCCAATAAAAAGAAGCAGGCTTTTCAATTAAGCTGCCTTGTTTATTCGTTAAACCTACTATATTGCCTGTAGGTATATAATTAATAAAATAGTTGTTTTCACTATCCTTAAAAACTTTATAACTATTGTTTTTCCAATATACCTTTAAACCTACGTTTAAAGCGTGTTTAATTTGTTCTAATGTCATGTTATTAACCTTCCTTTGCTGCTGGGTTATGAGCTATTATTATAACTCCCATAATGCAGGCAATGAACCTGCATTATAAGTGTGATAATAATTAAGCTATTTTAGATATAGAACGCCATAATATATTATTTGTTGTTATATTATAGCTTTCATGTTTCATTGCGTGATGTGTTGAAAAGGGTTGTATATCTAATAACTTGCTAAAACAATTATCATAGCTTCCATAATATAAAGGCTTATTATCTTTTGTTATTATATGTGTTGGTTCTATTGATAATATTATATTAGCCATAAAATTAAAATAATTATCACAAACTTTGTCTTTTAATGATTCACTTGCATTTTTATCAATTGAACCCATTGCAATAGCTAATTGGATAATATCATAATATGTATAATCAATATTTAAAGCTAAACCTGATAGCCATTCACTCATAGCTTTAAACTTGCCTTGCTGCTCTACATTCCACCCATACTCAGCATAAAACCTGCTGAAAATATAACTTATTTTATCATTGTTATTTATTAAGGGTTTGCCGTTTATATCTTCGTCAATTGTATCTAAGATATAATTAATATAGTTTTTCTTGTATTTTGTATGATGTAATTTCATTGTTTAACCTTTGCTAGTTATTTGTTGTTTATATAAGTTAACTTTATTAAATTAGATGCTTGCTCTATTTCGTTAGCCATATCCTCGTCTATATCTCGAGCATTTAAAAAGGCTTGTTCTATTATATTTTCTATTATTTGCTTTGCTTCTTCTTCGTTCATCTTTGTGTTTATCTTTGTCATATCTCTTCCTTTGCTAGTAAAACCAGCAGCTTAATTGCTGCTGGTTATAGTTTGTTAAGCGTATTCAGTGATTACGCCAGCGTGTACCAATTCCTGATATGATTCTACAACTACATGTTTATATTGTTTATTCAAATAATTGATGTAATCAGGATCATTGTCATACTTTGCAATTGCTGCAATGTATTCTTTTTTTGTATTGTATTTCTTGATCATTGTTTAACCTTTGCTAGTTATTAATATATATAATGATATAGAAATAATTTCTATATGCAACAAAAAAGAAACAAATAAAAACAATGACTTAGCAAATTAATTTCAGCAGTAATTATTTATTACAGTAAAAATATTATTGATTCCAGCAGCTAATTAGTTTATTGATTGCATATAAAAGGGGAACAGTATTTGCCCTTGAGTAAACATTGAGTTGATACATTCTTGCACGGCAAATAAAAAACATGATTAACCCAGCAGAAAAAATAATAATAATAATGTATGCAGATTGGCAAGGCGTAGGGGGGATAAATAATAAGGTATCACACCCACACAGGCGTGCCACATTATATATCAATTAATAGGTAGTTCTACACACACATGATAAGCAAAGCAAAACAAGAGCACATCATATCATCCATTACAGACGGACACAGCTTGGTAAAGGCTTGTGCAGATGCGAAGGTTAGTCGTGCTACGTTATATCGCTATATGAGCAAGGATGCTGATTTAGACAGCAATGTAAAGACTGCACAGAGACAGGCTGCTGAGAAAGCACTTGAGGAGCTAGAGGATATGTATGGTGATGCGTTGCATGGGCGAAAGAACTATGACCCTAATTTATTGAGAGACTATGGGCATCATGTGAGATGGAAGGTGCAGAAGGTATTGCCAGACAGGTTTGGTGAAGCTAAGAATAGAACAGGCGTTGAGATTAGTGATGGTTCATTGAAGATAGTTTGGGAGACTGGTACAGATGAATCTACCTGATAAAAAGTATAATACCATAGTTTTAGACCCACCATGAAATATAAGTATGTCTGGGAAAAATGTTAAAAGAAAAAACCAAGCAGAAAAACTTAATTATAAAACAATGTCTTTAGATGAAATAAAACAAATACAATTGAATAAAATAGCTAACATAGGTTGTCATGTTTATTGTTGGACAACTAATAAGTTTTTAAGACAAACATTTGATATTTTAGAAAGTTGGGGTGTAAATTATCACTTAACACTTGTTTGGACAAAACATAATGGAATGACCCCTAATTTTGCTTATAAATTTGCTACAGAATTTTGTTTATTAGGATTTTTTGATAAACCAATGCAAAAATTTTTAAAATGTGGGAAATTAAATTGGATTAGCACTAATGCACCAAGAAAACATTCACAAAAACCATTATGTTTTTTTGATTTAGTTGATGAGATGAGTCCATCACCAAAACTAGAAATGTTTGCAAGAGATAGAAAGTTAGGTTGGGATGCTTGGGGAGATGAGATTTAATGCAAGTTAAGATACCCTATAAGCCTAGAGACTTACAGGCTGAGATGCACAATAAGTTGAAAAGATGGAATGTGCTTGTGATGCACAGACGATTTGGTAAGACTGTGTTTGCTGTCAATCATATGATTAAACATGTATTAACTTGTCCTTTGCCAAGACCAAGAGTTGCGTTAGTGGCTCCTACGTTTACGCAAGC